GACGAAAACGGAAACGTTACGTCTGATCCTCGCGCAGCTCGATTCTTTGACTTTGACTTTGTAGTCGAAGATCACACGTTAGGTCGAGTTAGTATTTCGATCAACGAAAGAGGCGCACTGAAGATTTTCTACGGAAGAGGTATTTTAGAAGATCAAACACAGTTTGTTGAGGACGTTTGGTTTAATTTTTTAAAAGAAATGCGTCGGTTTGCAAAGCGACGTTTACTAAGATTCGATACACGAGACATTACAAAAAGTAATTTAAATAAAAACGATTTTCAATACCTTGCATCGCAAGGCACTAAGGAAGAACCAATGGCAGAAAACAGAATGTTTGGTAGCGCAAAAAGCAGCTATCTACCGTTAGAAAAAACCAGATTGGTGATCCGTCACTCAAAACCAGTTGACGAGACCCAACGCGGCGCTCGCAGCCGAAATATCAATGCAATGTATATCGAAAACGCCGACGGCGAACGATTTAAATATCCGTTTATTCATCTAGCAGGCGCTAAAGCTATGCAGCGCCACGTAGCAAATGGTGGTCGTCCCTACGATGATGCCGGAAAAGCCATCATTAAGATGAGCGAGCAAATTGCTCAACTGTCGTCATTAAAGCGCCATGTAGGTAGAGATAGCATGCAGTCCGAAGCAAACGAGATCATGGATCGCGCTTGTGCAAAGTTAGAATCCCTAAAAGGACTGGTAAACTCAATTTCAAAACAAAGCCATTACCAACAGTGGAAAGACGGATTACAAATCACTCCAGACGATGAGATTGTCTTAGACCAGGCTACAATGGAAAATTATAAGAGCAAATTTACAGTGAGTACATTCGCCGAAGACCTTGCTCAATACTTTCCGCTGATTCACTCAATTATGCAAGAAGCTGGTGAAATTGATCTTGAGTCGTATGTTAAAAAAGAAGAAAAATGTGTAGGCGAAGGTTGTCCGTGTGACGACGAAGAGGACGAAGAACTTGAAGAGATTAAAAAGACTGACGAAGAGTTTGCAAAGTTTGAAGCGTGGGCAAACAGTGTCGTTGAGTCTGCTCTTTCTGATGACCTGCTGGCAGATCTTAAAAAGCTAGTAGATAGTGGCCTTACTCTTGGAGTTGACGGGGTAGATGCGATTGAAGCATTAAAGCACATCGGAATTACCGATCCCGCTCTTCTAAAAACTCTTGAACAGTTAGCAAGGCTAAATCCTGATGCAGATCCTGCTCCTATTATTGATGCGTGGCTAGAAAATCAAACTGAAGAAACTCCTGCGACAGATGAAGAACCTGCAGAAGAAGAACCGGCTACTGAATCGTTTGATGAACCTGCTAAACTCAACATTCGTAAAATTGCAGAAATGGTTAAGAGTTTCTATGATAGAGAAACAGGCAAGTTTCCGCTTGGGGAAACCGGAGTTATTACAAAGGTTAAAAAAGAGTTCGGAGATCGTGCCGCAGCAATTGCAGAAAAGTTTGTCAACGAGCTAAGTAGCAACTCAATAGCGCATGATGTTATAGAATCGCCATTCGATAACGATATCGAATCTGAACAAACGTTTGAAGATATTTTAAAATTGGCCGGATTAAAATAAATAAAAAGCTCCAGAAATGGAGCTTTTTTATTAAACGCATGTTGACCTTTTCTGGACAGAAACATATACTTAAACAAGTCGGTGCACTTATTTGCTTAGAAATTTTTTCTATTAGTTGGAGAAATAACTATTGCAAAGCATAAATAAAACGTGCATACTTATTGTATGCATTAAATTATTTCTTATTTGTCAGTTGGCATATAAGAAGTGGCATAACTAAACAATTTTATTAAGGAAAATTCATTATGGCAACGCTTCAAGAGATTCGTGCAAAATTACAAGCAGCAAACAATCAACAAGGTTCTGGTCAAACTGGCGGCGACAACGGCGTCTACCCGCACTGGAACATTCAAGAAGGCCAAACGGCTACTCTACGTTTTATTCCCGACGGTGATCCTGACAACACTTTCTTCTGGATCGAACGTGCAATGATTAAGCTTCCTTTCGCCGGCGTCAAGGGCGAAACAAATTCTAAGCCAGTTACTGTGCAAGTTCCTTGCATGGAAATGTGGGGCGAAACTTGCCCTATTCTAACCGAAGTGCGCCCTTGGTTTAAGGACAAGAGCCTCGAAGAAATGGGTCGCAAGTACTGGAAGAAGAAGAGTTATCTTTTCCAAGGTTTTGTTGTTGAAAGCAAGCTTCAAGAAGATAAGACTCCGGAAAATCCGATTCGTCGTTTTATTATCGGTAGCCAGATTTTCAACATTATCAAGAGTGCACTTCTAGATCCAGAAATGGACGAACTGCCTACTGATTATGTCCACGGTGTTGACTTCAAGATTGCTAAGACTAGCAAGGGCGGATATGCTGACTATTCGACTTCTAACTGGTCGCGTCGTGAACGTGCACTAAGCGAAGAAGAAATTGCAGCAATTCATCAACACGGCCTCTTTAATCTGAAGGACTTCCTGCCCAAGAAGCCGACCGCAGTTGAACTTCAGGTTATCAAGGAAATGTTCGAAGCATCCGTCGACGGCGAAGCCTTTGATATGGAACGCTGGGGACAGTATTATCGTCCTACCGGTTATAGCGCACCGGCTGGCGGATCTCGTCAACCCGCAGCAAGCTCTTCGGCCCCGGCAGCAGCACCTGCTCCGGTTGCAAGGCAACCCGAACAAGTAGTTGAAGTTGAAGATACTCAAGTAGCAGTGTCTGAACCCGAACAGTCCACTCCTGCTCCGAGCGCATCTGCAAGTTCTCGCGCTCAAGACATTCTTGCAGCAATTCGTAATCGTCAAAAGTAATTAGTTTTACAATCTATATAGGGGGCAGTGCCCCCTATATACGGGTCCCTACCTCTAAAAATAATAAAGGGCTAAAATGGCAAAGAGTTTTGATATCAGTAAGTTTAGAAAAAGCATCACTAAGTCTATTGCAGGCTTAGGTATTGGATTTAACGACCCTACAGATTGGGTTAGTACAGGGAATTACGCATTAAATTACTTAATTAGCGGTGACTTTAACAAGGGCATCCCTCTTGGCAAGGTTGTGGTGTTTGCAGGTGAGTCTGGCGCCGGAAAGTCGTATATTTGTTCCGGGAACATTATTAAGAATGCACAAGAGCAAGGCATTTTTGTAATCCTAATCGATTCTGAAAATGCACTCGACGAAGCATGGCTCCACGCATTAGGTGTTGACACAAGTGAAGAAAAGTTGCTAAAGTTAAACATGGCAATGATCGACGATGTGGCAAAAACTATTAGCGAATTTATGAAAGACTATCGCGACATGCCCGAAGAGGATCGTCCAAAGGTCTTGTTCGTCATTGATTCGTTGGGTATGTTACTTACCCCAACTGATGTCAATCAGTTCGAAGCAGGCGAAATGAAGGGCGATATGGGTCGCAAGCCGAAAGCACTCACTTCGTTAGTTCGTAACTGTGTTAATATGTTTGGTAGCTATAATGTTGGTTTAGTTGCAACTAACCACACTTATGCAAGCCAAGATATGTTCGATCCCGACGACAAAATTTCCGGTGGGCAAGGTTTCATTTACGCAAGTTCTATCGTTGTAGCTATGAAGAAACTAAAGCTAAAAGAAGACGATGAAGGAAACAAAGTTAGCGATGTGCTTGGCATTCGTAGCGCATGTAAGGTAATGAAAACACGATATGCGAAACCGTTTGAATCGGTGCAAGTAAAGATTCCGTATTCAACAGGCATGTCACCTACCTCGGGGCTAGTTGATATGTTTGAAAAAATGGGAGTTCTGTCAAAGGTCGGAAACAAGCTCGCATACACTAGCAAACAAACCGGCGAAATCCATGCCGAGTTTAGAAAGAACTGGACTGAAGATAAGTTAAAGAAAATTATGGATGAGTGGGATCATCAAGCTCATCAGTCTGCAACAACTGAAGAAGCACCGTTAATTGACGAAGAATCTGGAGAAGAATAATGGAAGAAAACGATATCATTGAAGTTTGGGATACTTTTAAAGAATACATCCCGGAAAAGAATAAGGATGTTGCAGCAAATCAATATGTTGATTTCTTGTTAGGTAAAGACTTTGATGCATCTACTCTTGAAGGGTTTATTGGGTACGACGCCCATTTAGATGATGCAATTAAAGCAGTGGTTGCAGAAGATGAAGGGTTCGACGATGAAGAAGACGAACTCGACTTTGACTCGTACGATTACGACGAAGATTAATTATGGCGCACTGGTATGCGAAGGTTAGCTTAGATATTGCTAATCTTCCTGCCTGTATTGATCATTTTTACAATGAATTAAACCAGGCAAAGGTTGAAGTTAAACTCCGTGGCAACGTTGAAAAAGCAGCCTCGGAATTGCCTGGCATTGTAGAACAGCGATTCAATCAGTTGCAGGAAATCGAAGCAATACTTGAACTTCTAAACATAGAACTTAGGCGACTAAGGTCAAAAACTTTTAAAAAGTTTCTCGAAAACTATCAAAGAGCTTTGAGTTCACGAGACGTCGAAAAATACGTCGACGGCGAATCAGATGTAGTTGACATGGAACGCATTATTAACGAATTTGCACTGTTAAGAAACCAATGGTTAGGAATTATTAAAGCCATTGATCAAAAACAATGGCAAATTACAAACATTGTCAAACTAAGAACCGCTGGACTCGAAGACGCGTCTGTTTAATAACCTGCACAGGGCAACGTCCTGTGCATATTATCTTTTATAAATCATGAACATTGAGTTCTTATTACAAACGTTAGCATGTTCTCTGCCTTACTATGACGACCGAGAAAAAATCAAAAGTCTGGTTTCTCAACTATCCGATACTGGTGGCCTAACTGAAAAACAACGAGCGTTTTCGTTGAAGTTGGTTAGCAGATACAAACAACGTCTGATTGCAGAAACTGGGTTATCGATGTCAACTATTGAATCTCTCATCACCGGTCAGGTCTTTTCTAGTTCGATTCGTGTACTAAAAACAAATAAACAAATTAAAGTGATCGACGTCGGTAATGAGAAGGAAATAACAGTCGAGTCGCCGTATAATACCGACATATATTCCCATTTTAAAAAGTATCGAGCCGAACTATCGTGGCCTGAATCTAATTACGTGAGATGGGACCCTAATAATGCCTGTTGGAAACTTGAATATAACGAACCAAATGTGCAATTTGTGTCTAAGTTGTTAACTTGGGGTTTTGAAGCAGACAAGGCTTTCCTTGACGCAGTGGCATTAATTTACGAGGCAGAAAAGTCACTCGATTTTACAATACCGATGTTAGCATACGAAAATGGACGGTATAAATTTGTCAATACTGCAAAAGGTATACCTGAGCTAGATACTAATTCTTTAATCGAAGCGTTAGTTTCTGCAAAGAGATATGGAATATCTTGCTACGATGAGGCGACGGCCCAAGCGGTCAATAACGCCAATGACGTAAATCATTCGTTAGTGAATGCATTAACATCTAATGACACAGGGGTAAAATGTGAAAATTCTCCTCTATCTTTAGACGAAATAGAATACGTAATTCCTTACTATAGAAAAATTTTGGTAGTAATCCCTGGCGGGTCGGAAGCAAGTCAGCTTAAGGCAATGCATCAGTTTTTTAAAAACCTCGGAGTAGAAAACTCTCAAATGTCTGCATTGTTCAGAGTAGATAGCAGTTACGGCAGGGTGTGTAACGACTATATTAAAGAACATTCTCTTAATAACCGATTAGACGAAAATACACAGGTGGTCTTCTTAAGCGGCAAGCTACAAAAACCAGTACTTGAAACGGATACAACGTTTGATATTGTTCTGTGCTTGGGATTAAACTCGGCATACTATACATTGCGTAACTATATTAGATACCATCCAAATGCAATAAGAATAACAACAATTAAGGAGTCAGATTTTGCCGAGCTGTAAGATTATAATTCAAGACGAAGTTAACGTGAAAATTTCGGGTCTTGATTTAGATATGAGAAAGTCTCTTGTAAAAAAGTTTAAGTATGAAGATCCGACTGCACGATACCGCCCTGCTTATAAGTTAGGAAGATGGGACGGCAGTGTTAGCTTTTTTGGTTTAGGTGGAACGACATATCTTTCTATGTTGCCTCAGGTCCTTGAAGAGCTCGAAAAGAAGAATTTTAATATCGAGCT